CAAAAGTGGCAACCCACTACAGCAATGAACACCGGTCCTTCCGAGTTCTGGAAAGAGTGTTCCAATAAGAATTGTAATTCCTATTACAATACTTACATTCCGCAAGCCCACCAACATGCGTTCCACGAAGACCCACATATGTTCGTTGGTAATTTCGGGGGTTACGGTTCCGGTAAGACTCTAACCTCACGCGAGGAAATTTATAAGCACGTCCTCATTACCCCTGCCGGTAACACACTTATTGGCGCCAATGTTGCATCCCAGTATGAACAGACGATTAAACGAGAAATCGAAGCGGATATGCCAATCGCATTCATACGAAAGATCAACACACAGAAACAGTACTATGACCTTCAGAATGGACATCGGATTATGTACCGCCCGTACGACGACCCGGATAAGCTCAGATCCTATAATCTTACGTCCTTTCTGATTGTTGAGGCATCCGAGGTGAAGGAGCAGAGTTTCACACAGCTCAAGACACGAGCTAGAAATCTTGCTGCAACTTCACCTCTTATGGATGCCAACACCAACCAACCAATCTGCAAAATGGCAGCCAATGGAGTATTGATTCCTGTAATCGAACACAACTGGATTAAAGGAATCATCGAATCCAATCCGTCCGCTGGGTGGATTAGAGATAACGTCCTCCTTAATTCAGATGACATTTTCAAGCATGGTGAGGTCATAGACATTTTCGAAGTTGACCCCATGCGAGCAGACAAACATATTTCCACTCATGTCACAAGTACTTCTGCCAATGAGTTTTTACCACCGAACTTCATTGAACAGAATACGAAAAATAAACCGCTGTGGTGGGTTAACCGTTTCATTTATGGCAGTTTCCTTTACGCCGAGGGGCTTGTGTACCCTGGTGCGATGAAAGTCGTTGTGGATGATTTTGACATCTCAAAGGAATGGAAACGAATGGTGTCCTTTGACTACGGTCTTGCAGATGATGCGGTTTTCCTATTCGCAGCAATAGACGAACAGAAATCTATTGTCTACCTTTATAAAGAAATCCGAACCAACAATAAAAACGTTGAGGAGTTAGCCAACATTTTAAAACAGGGAATGGAAGACATTCCGATAGGTGGATTACTGGGCGCTCCAATCATAGATCCCAAGTCCGGTTCCAAACGGGACTATGATAAGAAGACGTTAGCAGACCATTTCATTGACTACGGCATTAGCTTCGTTCCCGGACAAGTGAACGTTGATGCGCGAGTCTTCAGACTTAACACATATATCGAATCGGGCAAGTTAAGAATTTTCCGATCCTGCGTTGGACTCAACCGCGAGATGGCAAACTACAAGTTTGCTGCAGATGAAAGTGTCCTGTCAGGATTTACAGGTAAACCGGTTGATAAAGACAACCATGGTGTCAATGCCCTGGAATGGATTACCATGGAACTTCCCTCAGATCCTAAGAATCTAATTTATGGAATCTACAATAAATACGGGGTTGACATATCCCGCGAATATGACCCAATTAAAAAATTTGCGATTCACGCATTATCTGATGACGACGACTATCAAGAACATCGAGAGATGCCCTTTGAAATGGAAGTCGATTACAACTACGGTTGGTAGGAGGTACCCATGGACTATATATTTCTAATAGCATTTACAATGTTGATTATCGCATTCGGTTTGATTGTCTATGCAAGTAAAGGCATTAGTATCAACGTTGTTTACAACATACCGAAAGCAGATCCTCCGGTGTACCAGACACCTGTGAGCCCTGGTTCAGATTCGCAGTATGACGAAAAGGGCGATCTTCGAGATAAAGATTTAGAAAAAACTTTCACCAGCATGACACAAGCCATGCAGGATATTATGTTAGATAGGGAGGACACAAACAATGGCAAATAAATTCGAACCGAAGTTCAAAACAGATAAGGCCAGAGGCAACGTCCTCAGTGTTGGATCTGGAATCAGTGAAGGCGGTAAACCTAAAATAGACGATAGCAGATTCAGAGATGAACAAGTCTTATCTAAACTACAGGACTTCTGGAATATTGCGACAACGTACTATTCGCGCGACCAGAAGAAAATGGTCCTGTTAGATGCAACTGACAAAGGCGATATCTGGAGAGCACTGGGCGCCAAGTTTCCAGTGTATCAGATTCTGCCAGATACCAACTGGGTATCATATGTGAAGAACAACATCATGGCTTCCATATATACAGTTGCGAAATCAGCAGACGTCGTTCCAACCAGAGAGTCAGACAAAGACTTATGTCTTGATCTGTCGTCATTGCTGAATCATTTCTGGGATGTTTCCAGAGTTGGCTTCCAGCAATTCCTTGCAGGTGAACGAGCATCACTTCTCAACCTAGGCGTCACTCAAGTAGGTTGGTCAAAAGAGATGCCCGGTTTCGATATGACCAAAGACAACGTCAAAGGAAATGTATTCATTCGAAACATAGATCCGATGAAGTATCGAAGAGACCCGTTTGCAGATACCCTGGATAACGCAGGTTGGGTTTGCACCTATGATCGTTATCATAAATCCATATTCCTTGCCAATGATTTATATCGTGATAAGTTTAAAGCATTTACTTTCAAAGCAGGTATGGCAAATACGGATTTACCAAAAGCATTGGACTCACCAAATACAGCCTCTTCAAATGATCATTACAATTTAATCATTTGGTGGTACAGAAAACCCAATGGTAAAATTCGTGAGGTCCACACCTTAGACAACAAATACATTTTGCATGAGATCGATGAGATTCTGCCAAATGAATATCCGTTTGCTGAACTGTACTGCAATACACCAGGATCCGGGCTCATTGGAGTCAGCGAACCTGCAAAGATTTTTGCGGACAACATGGCATATAACATGATGCAAAGTATTCAGTTAACAGCCGAGTACAAAAACCAGAGACCGCCCAAGTTCGTTTCCAGCCAGGCAGGATTGAACATCGCAGCATTTACCAAACACGGTGATGACGCAGATCGAACCTTCATTGTAAATGGCGACGCAACCAAAGCTGTGCATTACCATCAATTCCCATTCCCCAGCAATACCCTACCCATGGCAATGCAGTCTCTCGGATACAACATCAAAGATTCTTCTGGAGTTGATGGTAGATATACCGGCAGAGACACAGGTTCAATTATCACTACCGGTGGAACACAAGAAATGTTCAACCGTGTAACCTTAATTGACACACCTAAAATTATCCTCTATGAGGAATACGCGTGTAGACTCGCTAAGTTGATTTTGAAGAATATGATCTGTCATTCTCCAAAGCGAACCTACTATCTCAGAGATATAAAAGGAATCGAATCCGATCCAATGACACCCGCCTGGATCACAAAAGAATTCGACTTCCCAGAAATCGACGACGACATCCTCTTCAACTATTCCTTACAGATCTCCTCAGAGTTACCCAAAAATAAACAACGAGTTGAAATGTGGGCCAACAACATGATGGAAAAACAAATCCAGTATCGTGAACAGGGTTCCACTATCGATCTCATTACTGAAGAGGAATGGATTAGTTACCAGGATGTCCCATACAAAGAACAGATGCTTAAACGAATGGGCGTACAACGTGCGCAAGATTCTTTGGACATCGCCAACCAAGTAGTTTACGAATACGCCGGAGCACTTGAACAAGGCATGGATCCTAACCAAGCGTTAGTCATGGCTTCTCAAGGACTCGACGCCAAACGGCAGGGAGCTGTAACTCCTTTCGAACAGATGATGCAGCAACCAGCCGGAGGCGGTATGGCGAGTGGTGGCATGATGCCATCCCAAGGCTTATAAAAAAGCGGTATCTCCCCCGCTAGACATTGACAGCTCCTTTCGGCAAAACACCTACTATATGTGGGTGTTTTTGCTTGACATTTTATGACATTTATGGTAATGTATGTTTAGCAAATAAGTTTAGGTTCCGCCCTATAAAAAGTGTGTAAAAAGATTTGCGACTCCGTATAATGTCGGCGCGTTATACAGAAAGGAGTTCTATGTCAGAAGTCTTAACAAAGGAAGATCTAATGTCCAGCTTTGGGATTCAAGTTCCAACAGCAGAAATGGACGAAGATCCACCCGAAACTGACCCACCTGCTGAAGACGAAATCGATGAGGATGCACCCAACGACGAAGCAGACGTAGATGCAACCGAAGAGGACGACAACGCAGAGCCACCTGCAGATGAACCGGAACAACCGGCAAAACCTGCAGCAGCAAAAGATCCCATGAAGGGACTGCAATCGAAAGATGCAGCAGCCTTCGCCAAAATGCGAATACAGAATACTCAGTTCAGCGCAGCACTCAAAGGAATAGCCGAACAGCTAAACTTAGACGTCAATGTTGATCAGGAGACTCTGCTCGCGACAATCCAGAATGTTGTGTTACAGGCCAAAGCCAAATCACAAGGAACTTCTCCGGAAGTCCTAGCTGAATTGGAAGGACTCAGAGCAGATCGACTTGAATCTCAGAAAGTTACCAGATATACCAAATCGAAAGATAGTCTACTGGCACTTCAAGACAAATATTCGATTCCTGATGATGACCTACCCACATTCTTAGACGAACTGCTTGAAGCAGACTTAGATCCCCGTGAAGTTGATGTCGATTTCGAAATGGAATATCTACGGAGACACCAAAAAGAAATCACTGAGAATGCGGTGGCAAAAGCTCTTGCCGATGCAAAAGTCTTAACAGATAAGAACAATCGTGCCCCAGGTACGCTTCCCGGAAAAGGCAAGCAAGTGGACACATCCAAGCGAATTGAAACGGTCGCAGACCTAGACGCACTTTTTAAAACCATTGAATTATAACTAAAGCTAAATGGAGGAACCTATTATGGCTAACAGTGTAACCCTAAACGCACTAAACGCAACATACGATCTGAACACAGTCGTAGAGTTAGCTAACAGTGCCAACTGGGCGGTATCCAATGGCTCAGGTAGTTTGACAGACGGTAACAAACAGGTTAACCTGATTCGTCCAGAAGTCTTCTATTCAAAGCAATTGCTTGATACCATCCGAATCGATGCAGGCGAGTTTAAATACTACAAGCTTGCAGACGAATCCCCAATCCAAAACCAGGCCGAAAAATTGGTACTCAGACGTTGGGCTCCTTTACAGGCTCACACTACCCCGCTTGAGGAAGGTGTGCCTCCCAAATCTGATAAGGGATCCGTAAAGAAATACGAGATCACCGCTTACCAGTATGGCCGATTTATGGAATTTACTGACAAAGTAGATTTCGAAGTAGTTGACCCCGTTGTTGCTCATTACAGTAAAGAGTACTCAATCGTAGTTCTCGAAACACTGGATATGCTTGCCAGAGAGTGCTTGTTCTCAATCGCTCAACCATGGTATGCTGCTAGTGCCGTAGGCTTCGAAGCACTCGATTTCGATAGCATCCCCAACATCACTGATCTGAGAATGATCGGGCTGTCCTTCAAAAGACAGTTGGTAAAACCCAGAGCCAATAGCATGTTCCAGGTTATCGCAGGTCCGGAATTCTTCTACGATATGCTGTCTGACGCAACCGTAAAAGATTACATGACCATCAACCGAGACACCAAAGATATGTATAGTGGTTCAATCCTGTTCCCGATGTTCGGATTCAGCTTTGACGAAACCCTGGTCTGCCCGACTCATGGCAACTATGTTGACATGGTAGGCGCACCCGGTTCCGAAGTAGCTACTCCTGCAAAGAGAATCTATAGAATGAATGGCGCAACTCCAGAGTTCGCTACCATCTATCAGGATACAAAGATCGACACCCAAGTTGGAACCACAGCCACAGTATGTACCATCGCAGATGGTTATGTAACTGATGGTCTGACTGGCAAAGACGCCTCATTCATTCCAGACCTGGAAGTTTGGGACATTGAAGGATTGACCTATGACGGTCATTCTGACTGGGCCGAATTCAAAGTACAGCATGTACTGATCGTAGGTAAAGAAGCCTTGACCAGAACAGGTTTGTCCGGCGAAGGTCAAGCCAAGATGTACGTTAAACAAAAGGGTTCATCCGGAGTCTTGGATCCTATCGATCAGAGACAGTCAATCGGTTTCAAGATCAATTCTGTAGGCTTCGGCTCAACCAGAACTGACGCAATCGTAGACTATATCTGCGTGCCTACTCAGTGCAACATCTAAACGGGGCTTTTAGTTAGGAGGATACCAAATGGCTAAAACCCGAATTGAGTCTGAAGTTGAAGCTCTGGAAAGAGATGAAGCGGAAGCTCTAGAAAAAGCAAAACAACCTGTAGAGATAATCTCGTCCAAACCAGTAAAGGCCAAAACATTGGTTCAGGCAGAAGGACAACGACGTGCTCTCAAAAAGAGTTACCTCGAACAGGGCAAAGTAATGTTCTCAGCATCACCTATGTATAAACCATATTTCGGTGAGAACATGAAAATCATGATAAATGGATTCGCAATCTTCGTTCCGCTAGATGGAAGATCAAGATCCATTCCAAAAAGCTTCGCCGCGGAAGGCTTCCGCAAAATTCGAGAAATCGATAACTTCCTCCTGAAGAAGGAGAGACGGTCCGATATCCAGAATAACGTAGAAACTACGCCCGGCGATTTACGACTTATCTAAGATAGGGGAGGGCAACCTCCCCTTTATCTTTTTAGGAGGAAACAATGTTTATCAATAAGATTGTGAACAAAGTTAACGGAATGTTAGCTGGTGAAACTCTTAGTTACACACGAATGATAACTTACCTTGACGAGGTAGGTGACGAAATAAATGCTAAACTTTGCTCTACTTTTCCAACAGTCTCCGAGGCTTTTGATTTAGCACAAGTTGAAGCTGGTGAACCTGTTTCACTGGCTGTTATTGATTATCCGTATTTTCCAGACGAATATGTCCGTGGAGTCTTATGCAAAGGCGCCGCGTATAAATTCTACATTCAAGATGAAGAGGGTATTATCACAGCCGACAAGTATGGTTATGAATATAAAGATGCCCTTTTTACAATGGAACGAGACTTCCTAGCCAAAGTTCCTGAAGAGTTCCAAAAAGACACTACTGCAAGTGTGGTTAAAGACGAATACTACCGTGCTGGTAATATGCCGTTCTCATTTAACCAGTTTGGAGAATAACGATGGCAATACAAATTACAACCAACTCATTTAAATATAACGCTCGTTTACCCAGAGGATACAACACAGAATCCAACTTCATGTTAGGGATGTCTGATACTCTTGGCGCTCTGCCGGATGGCCAAGTAAAAACGATCGTTAATTTTGATATCATCAATGATGGTCAGAATCTACAACCTCGACCAGGTTTAAGATCTTCGAAGTTATTCATTCCAAATATTGCTGCGGAATCTACAGAATCTGATTATCACGATGCTAATGCGGGGTATCTGTTAAATGCTGCAATCGAAACTGTCGAAAGTGATGGTAAGACCCACTATCAATTCATTGTTGCTCGCTGTAACAAGGAAGATAATACAGGACATCTTTATGTAGCATCTGGTGCTGATGCTTTAAATTCTAACGCACGAGATGCTCAGTCATTTAAAATGAGCGTACGCAAAGATATCCCAGAAGATAATATCTCACTGGGGTACACAATGCTGAACACATTAGATATCGATCATCCTGTGCAAGCTGGTTGTTTATTTAATAAGCCGGTTGAAGCTAAAATTCATAATGTGCCTATTCAGATTTCAGAACACTTAGGCATGGGCGATAATGAATCCATAGCGGAGTTAATCGGTTGTTGGGGTTTTGGTAGTTCCTATTATTTCTTAACGAAGGATAAAACAGAACTGACTGATAAAAATATCTGCATATATAAAACAAAGTATGACGAAACATCAGGACAATATGAATTGACTCCAATCACTATTAAGCAACCCAACGCCTCTGAAGCTGCAACATACGGTTTGAATATGTTATTGGATAACCCTGAAACTTTTGTAAACAAAGTTGATTCTACTGTAACTGAAATTGATTGTAATGGAATACTACTGTATGATACCAGAGTTGCAGCAGAGCATATCGAACTTTACCCCAGAAAGAACAAGTCTTATAAGGTTCGTTTAAACTATACCGCAATTCCTAGTGATGACAAATGGTTAGTTAAACTATTGTGGCGTGAACAAGCCGACGTCAGTTGGAATGAATTTCATGCGCAATATATAGATATGACTGGTCGAGCCGATGGTTCAGACTTACCCATTGTGGAAAAAGCACTAGTCTTTCCATCGAAAGATATCATGATTCGTGCCGAGATATATAAACAAATTTCTCCTGGATCCGACGATCATGTGGGCGTCGATTACTTTACCCGATCGGGGCATTCGTTTGCGATTGCCGTAACAGCGTCCACACTCGTTGGATTTTTCCTGGACAGAGTTGTTGAAAAGTCTCTTGAGAATACAGAAATCATTAACTATGATCTGAAGACAGCGACTGGTTTAGGTTACTGGCGTAATCGACTGTACATTTATGGAGTACCCAGAGACCCCAAAATACTCTTCCTGAGCGATTTAAATGACCCTGGTTACTTCCCGTACCCTACTAACGCAATTAACTTCGATTTTCCTGTAATTCATGCAGTAGAGTATATGGGCAAATTGCTTGTATTCACTACAAAACAAATCGTAATGATTACAGCAAATCCAGATGGTATGACTTGGAACAAAGCAATTGTCCAAGATAATTTATCAATTGATCCATGGGATCGACATTTAATTCAACCGGTTAAGAATATGGTATTCTTCAAATCCGGTAATTACTATTATATGGTGGTTCCCAAAGCCATATCTATGACAGGTGAATTAACCATGGCTCCCGTATCTATACCCATTACAGATTTCCTGGATAATTTCCAAGAGCGTGTCTTCGAATATCTGGATCAGATATACCCCGCTTTGAAAGAACAAAATCTAAGTGAGTCTCTTAGACTTGCAACGTATTACAATTATTTGGATTACGAAGATATCCATAATGTTTACGTTTATAAATACGAAGAACGTTTTATCCATATCGACCTTCAATACAACTATGTTTCTAGAACTTGGAAAATATATGTTTATGAAGGACAAGATTTGATTAAACCTTATAAACATAACGCTACACAAAAAGGTGAGTTGATGGCTTCTACATTCTTTGACAACCTGGAAGTTCAAACCTTTACAGAACTGGTTACAACTAACGTAGATGGTTCTGATGAAAAAGTTGTAGATGAAATGATTTTACGAACAAGCACAATAGATGTCCGAGGCATAGAACGACTTCGTTATTCTCGACCCGATCTTGCTAATCCTGGTGCAAGAGTCTATACATACTCCGATGGAATAGAATATTCCGCAACACATAACCGTATCATATACATTTTCAACCCAGATAGACGAATCGTTATTCCAGTGGAAAAAGATGATACCTATGGTATTCGTTATCAAGATCTTGTAAATAAAGATATGGCCCTTACCGAGTCCTGGCAACTTGAAAAAGAAGTTGAAGGCTACTGGGTAAATGTTACTTCCGGTAAAACAGTGTGGCCTTTAAAAGATAGGACATTCAGATATAATTTATCTGCGCCTATCACTTCCGGAACAGTACTCAAGATCCTAGATCGTACATATATCATCAACTCAATTCAAGGCGATGAGTATCGAGATACCACAAGAAATGGTGATGATTTACTAATTAAATGGGTTAGAGGAAATCAATATCAATTTATCTTTGATTACGACCTTCCAGATAATGATGCTCCTGTCATTAAAACATTTGTATTAGATGAATCCATAGGAGGCACTGTTACAGGAAGATGTATTCAATTTTTCAAATATAATCCGTTTACCAAACATGATTATTATGTTCCGAATAATATTACCATTCAATGTGCAGACAACCTAACGGATATGTTACTTCCGGAGAAAATCGAACAGTTAGGCAGAATTGCCAAATCCCTATCCAGTACCATTGAAGCATCTGTTCAAGACGTAGAAGATGGGATTACATTCCAGAATTGGCAGTTTCTAGATACCGGAAACAGGGAATATAACCAAGAGCATAAAAAGAGATATCGGGAATTGCAGATATTTATAAACAATCTTGGAGGCTCCCCACTTGATTTCAGTATGTCCTTTACTGTAGACGACGTAGAAAAGATGGGGATGTACGAATATGTTGTAGAACAAATAACAGACCCCGATGACCCCAAATATGGTCTACTATATATTACACCTAATCCCGTTTACCAACCCGAACTACATGTTGATTCTGAAGTTCGATTAAATACTTGGGGACTTGATGCGTCATTGTTCCCCGAACTCAGTCTTTGGAAATTGCGTATGCCGGTTGGTGGTAAAGGTTACTCTCCAAGATTTAAAATCATTTCCAGAAATCAAACTGATTATACAATCATGAGTTATACCTGGGTACATCGAACAATGTACCTAAGATAGGAGGTCGTAATGTCTATCACATATATTCCTAACTTTATAAGATCCGCCGAAGATATGAAAGCTGGCGAAAAGATCTCAGCCGAAAAATGGAACGCAGTTCATAATCTACTCGTTACTCAGGGTGACAAAAACTCTGAAACAATCCTGGCCATTGTTGATGCATTCAATCAACTTGAATTAAGTCCTCCGATTATTCCTTTTAAGACCATTGAAAATTCCTTTGATCCGGGAACCGTTGGTGAGATCTGTTTTGATTATGGCTATATCTATATCTGTGTTTTAACAAACACATGGAGACGTTTCGCAACAGAAAGTTGGGGCGGTCTATAAGGAGGGCATTATGGCACGAACATTAAAAATAGTCAACCGTGCCCAACCTGATGGTGAACAGGAACTTACAATCCAGGAACTCATTAATAATGTATTGGATGAAGTTCCACCAGGTACAGGCGAAGTCGATTATGCATACTCAAATGCAGAGATCGATACCATAGAATTTTAGGAGGTATATCAAATGAAATTCGTAAGTTTAGACAATTTAACTAGAGCCTTTGGAAAGATCAGAATTGATCTTGCTACAAAAGCCGTTAAACTCAGTGGAGCTCTCACAGACACTGACTCATTCTTAATCATAGATGCTGCTGATACGGAAACGATTAATGGCACAGCATCTGTCAAAAAGATTAAACGAGTTACCTTTGCTGAATTAAAAACATATCTTAGTGGTTTTTTCTCAGCCGCTAACGGAATGGTTTATAAAGGTACACTTGGCACAGCCGGGACAGTCACAGCAGTTCCGACAACCTATGCGGTTGGCGACACCTACAAAGTGATTACAGCCGGAACATGGGCCGGAGCCGTACTCGAGCCGGGCGATCTGATTATCGCTATTGTCGCAAGAACCGGAACCGGTAATTTGAATGGTGACTGGACATTTGTTCAGACCAACATTGATGGTGCTATTGCTGGTCCTGCTTCGTCAGTAGACCACAACCTAGTTCAATTCAACGGAATCACAGGTAAATCTATCGAAGATTCTGGAATTGCTGCCGCTAATATCTTAGTTAAAACTGGAGACGGTTCCAACGTAGTTAATACATTTTCAGCAGCAGCCAACCATACAACGAATCTTGTAACTGGTGAAACCTTAGCGGTATCACTTGGTAAGATTCTGAAATGGTTCACGGATCTAGGAGCTGCCGCGTGGTTAGCAGTTGGCACCATAGCAGGTACGGTTGCCGCAGGAGACCATCTTCATACAGGTACTTATGCACCAAACACACATGCTCATGGTAATGTCACCAGTGTTGGTGCAATTGGAACAACTATTGATTTACCAATTATCACCGACACCGCAGGTGTAATGATTGCAGGTGCTTGGGCGACTAATGCTGACATCGACGCACTTGTAATATAGGAGTAACACATGGCTAAGAAATTTATTGAATTAGTACAAATAACAAGACTGTGGACAGATATCAAAGTATTTATGCAATCAGGGGCACCAGCATTAGCTTCCCCCCATGACGGAGATAATATTGTAATTGGTGACTCAACGGATCTAGAAACAGTCAATGGCATTCCAATTAATAAAACCAAAAGGATATTTCTTATTGATCTGGTCAATTTTATTTTATCGAAACTTACTGATATCGCCCCTGTTTTTACTTTCGTGTCAACCGCGACTATAGTAGTTCAGGCGACAAAAACACGAGTTGTTTATTATTGGCCGGCATTGAATATTGGGTATATCAAACTCTTTTTAGAGGTTGGAACAGCTGGATGGACCGTTAATACCGAGTACACAATAGGTTCTATTGTTAAGCCTACTGGACACACAATACCAACGCAACCGCTTAAAGCTACTAGACCATCCGCATATACAGGACTTATAGATGCTTATTTTGTAACGACAACAGCAGGAGCAGATTTAAAAGTCCAACCAAAGATTATTGCGGCTGGGTCAGCATATAATGTCTATATTGCTGGTGTATTTCAAATAGTTTAGAAAGGAGATCAATATGATCACACGAAAAACATTAATTGATAAAGTTTATAAACGAACTGGAGGTGTCCTCACCTCAGCATATGGCACACCCAGAGATGGTGGTGCTCGAAAACATGCTGGTGAAGATTGGGACATTGCCGGAACAGAGTCTCCTAAAGTCTATTCACCATGGAATGGTATTGTTACACACGCCCAGACATCTATGTTGAATGACCGAGGTAGAGAAGTTGAAATCAAAATAGGTAAGAAATATTTCTGGTTCCAACATCTCTCTAGTTGTAGTGTAACCGAAGGTCAGCGAATTGCTGCTGGTAAACAATTTGGTGTTCAAGGTGGTTCCGGTAAAGCACTTGGTTCATATAAATCTCACATGCATTTCGAAGTTTCGAATTATCCTATGGGAGATCCAAGACGAATTGCGCTCAATCCAGTGTACGGCCTTTATCTAACATTTATCCCACCTAAGTATCCCACAAAAAAAGTTATTGTTTCTGATCTACATATACGTCAAGGCCATAGTGTCAAAGGCAAAGCCCTTGGTTATATAGACCTCGGCCCCATAGAAATCTTTGAGCAGTATGTCCAAGATGGTTATGTCTGGGGACGAATTGACTGGGTGTTAGATCAGTGGATAGCCCTCAGATCAACTGATGGTAAAAAAGTTTACGCAAAATAAGGAGGTCTATTATGAAAGAATCAACTAAAATTAACTGGTTAAAAAAATTTAAGTCATGGCCACTATGGGCTGCCATCGCATCCTTCGTTGCTTTGATCGTTCAACAGTTTTGGGGTTTTGATATTGGTGACCAGCTCAATGATATCCTAACATCACTGTTTGGAATTTTGATCCTATTAGGTATCGTCAATAATCCCAATAGCCGGGGTACAATCTAAGCATCAATGGAGGGCAGAGATATGGAACCAACAACACTAGACGTCACTCAAATAGGTCAAATTATTATATCTGTTGTTGTCGCACTTACAGGATTCTTCGGATCAATACTTTTACTTATTAAATATAGTAAGAGGATGAAACTTGCACTTATACGTTGGTTCCATCTTGGGTGCCGAAACGATAGTACAATGTGTGTTATCCTAGGTAACTCAATTATACATCGTTGCGAGATTGCTCAGATAAACCGTTGTCTACCAGAACAAGAACGTGAATGGTTAATTAAATTAATGCACGAATACCAAGAAGTTCGAAGATGGAATGGTGTAGTTAAAGATCGATATGACAGAACCATTGATCTACCATTAGAGCCCACCTACGAAGAAACTCAAAATCGTTTAAATGATGAAGCCGATTACGGCCGACATATCACATAAGGAGATCGATATGGCAATTAGTATAGAAATCGGAAACGTATATCATGATGGATTGTATACTCGATTGATTGGGTTAACGCCTAATCCTAAAACGATTCATACATTTCGTTGGTATTATCGTATTCACGGAACAGAATCTTGGATATTCTTTTCTGATAGTTTAACGACATTGCCTATTGGATCCCTCGCTATTACTACGAAGTGGTTTAATAGCCGACCACATTTAAAACCAAATACACATTACGATATTCTATGTTCCCTTAATTTCTCAAATGGGGCAGAACATCAACTGTATACTACAAATGTATGGACTAATGATTATGCTTTTGAGATAGTTAAGATCGGAACAATTCCCACTAAGTTCAGATTCGACCCAAAACGAAGTATAGCCAATGGCACAAAATTATACTTCTTCCGAGCACCTGATGCGCAAGTACGAAGTACATTGGGCGCAGATGCCTGGGTTTATATGGGTGAACGAACATGGAACTCAGCTAAATCAGATACTGCTCAATTCATTTTCAGTACTGAAGAGGCTTACACCAAATATGATTTTAAAATAATATTCGTTAACTCTTCAAATCATATTATAGATATCGTTTTTATGGAGGATTAAGAACTTGCAATTAAATTACAATATTGATACAATATCAATAGAGGAGGTCTGATATGACATACACTGGCGTTAATGATGCATTCGCCAACCTTTACAAAAACTCCAGCAAAGGAGTCAATGTAAACCAAGGACGAAATGCAGTTGCGAAAGCGGCACAAGCTCCCAAAATAGATACGAGCAATCCGATGGGATTCTTAACAAGTCGTGCAGACATTAAGACACTATTGGATCAAGCAACCAATGACGCTTTTAAAATACAAAGACGCCAGGGTTTGCAAGACCAAGCACGAGTTGAGAACTCACTGATTGGCGATCGTAATGCGATTGTTGGAGGTATGCGAAATACCCTAGCAGGTAACGTACAAAACGGTGCAACTGAAGGTGCGGCAAATGCTACAGCATTACAAGCAGCTCTTGGTTTGGGAATGCAACAAGACAATAATCTAAATGCTGGTTTGCAGAACCTACAAAATATCGCCTTGCAAGAACAAGCAGCTAGATCATTAAATGGTTCAACAGCCATTACTACATCTAACGCGGCCAAAGGCCAGCAATCCACCTTAGCCGGGGAGAAGTATGCATCTGATGCAACTTATGCTTCGACAGGTTTACAGGCCTTAGCCAGCCTATTCTGGCCCGGATACGATGGTTCAAAAGCAGGTGGCTCTGGTAACTCTGGTAGTGGCGGTTCCGGGTCTGGATCCAGTGGTACTAAAACAGGTACTAAGGTTACAACTAAACCTGTTAACAACACTAAACCAGGTAAGTCTGCAACACAAATTGCTGCTGAAAAAAAGGCAGCCGCAACTAAAGCAGCTAAAGCCAAGGCAGATGCTAAGGCCAAAGCAGATAAAGCAGCAAAGGCAGCTAAAGAAAAAGCAAGACTTAGACATATCTCTGATACTACATCCGGTACATCTGGTGGTGGTATGGCAGGTGGCAAAGGCGGCGCTTGGAGTAAATCCAAGTCCGATGCTAAAAAAGCAGCCGAAGCTAAAGTAGCCGCAGCACTTAATCGTAGAAGGTAACTATATGACAGCACGAGGCAGATTTCATTTTACAACGTATGGTAAACACGGGACGGATACACCAACACCACGTCCTGTGTTGCCTTATGTCCCTAAGCCACAAGCACCAACTGCTTATGGTACAGCGTTAAAAAGCTTACGTTATAATGGAAATGTTCCTGTTGCAACACCAGTACCGCTGCCTAAACAATTAGTACGACCACCTGTAACTGCAAATACATTATCTCTGCGTTATAAGGGTGTAGTGCCAGCATACCTTCAAGTACCACAAAAATTAGTTGCAATGTCAACTGATAGCAAAGATGGATTCATTCCTAATCCAGAATTATATGGTATTACACATAATGCTGATTTGATATATGATCTCAAAGGAAATCCGTCTCTTAAACTAAAACAGGATTCAGATACTGTTCAAGCATTCTTCAAGGACTACCTGGGGCAAATGTCCGATACCGAAGCAAGTGCTATGACCAGTAAATTATTTGAGTCTGCCAGTAGATATGATTCCGTATCTAAAACATTCAAGAAAACTAAAGTAATGAAAATGAACCCAGACATCCCACCAGAATACTTGGATGCCTGGAATTATATTGCCTATGTTGATAAAGCGAAATCATATCAAAAAGATGTTGCTGCTAAGACATATATAGACAGAGCTAATTCCTTTTCAGATTATAATGACCCAGATCAAATAAACTCTGCAGCAGACGTAGTAAGACATACTTGGAATGACGTTACACAAAAAGGAGACTTACTAAGTGGATTTAAAAATTATTGGTCGTACGCAAAAAATGTATACCTAGACCCAATAGCGAATAAATCCGCAATGGCCTTTGGGATAAATGCCCTTATAGACTTTGGTGAAACCTTGGATGCAATTACATTTGCCAAACCAGTTCGTGCGGCATTATTGCCGTATGAAGAATTATCTAATCCTAAGTCAAGGAATTATTTTCAATCTTCTCTGAGTCCATCAGAGCAATCACGATTACTTTCAGCTTACGATGTCGAAGGTCTCCTTACGAACACGCATGGCTCACATACATTAGGCACAAATACAAAAGCCAGACGGGATGCGGAGACTATACTTCGCATGAAATCTGATGGCGTATACGATGATTATCTCAGATATACTAAAGAGCTTGAAGAACATAAACAAGAATTAGATAAAAAACTTGGTGGTCGATTCTTTAAAGGTATTACCAATGGAGACAACTATAGTGCCAATACAGGTATCGGTGCTAAAGATGTCTTCATGGAAATGGTAATGGATCCTACACTGTTTGCTTCTGGTCTTGGGGGAGCCACTAAAACCACAATCAAAGGCGCCGTTAAACTAAATACGATGACTGTAGTTGAACGGTTAATTGATGCAGGAGCATTATCAGAAAGTAAAAAAGTTGCAAACTTTTATACAAAACAAATTAATCAGATCGTTAAAAAATTAGGACCTGAGTTAATGAGTGCTTCTCCGGAAAGACTAAAAGAAGTTATAGGTTCCACCGTGAAACGATGGGATTCCAAAGCAGTAGGTGTAGTTAAGACACACCCATCTGGTGCAAGTATGTCAGATGTTGTTGAAAAAGAATTGATCAATCATTTCTCCGCATTGAGAAATGATAAGGCATATGCTGTTTTCCAAGCCGCGAAATTTATGACAGATGCATCTGATAAGATTAACTCGGCCGGTATAAAAACAGTATTTGCCGTTCCGTATCTCACATACAAAGGTGTGAAATGGGGAACAAAGAAAATGGAGTTCATAAAAAATGCCACCTTCAAACCTATACTTGATAAGTACAAATTTAAAGATGGTACTAAAGGTACTTCGATTACACATTTCTATGATATATACAATGACTTTAAAGATGTTTCATCTGTTGTAACTAGTCGTGTTGATACACTGACTGATTTTGTTAATTCAAAAATTAGTAAAATGATGTTAGACGGTATGAAGATAGATGCTGCAAAGGTTACTCAGAAATTATCAGAAGCTGTAGTAACAAACAAAAATGATGCTAATGCTATGAAACAAGCTGTAGATAAAGTCATTGCAGATACAACCGAAGGTCGATATAAGACCATTGAGGAATATCGATCTTACTTAGAAAATCTGACAAACGATATGAATGGTCTGGTCCCAGAATTTACATTATTGCATAAAGGCACACAACAGGTTGAAGAAGCGATTGGTGCAACTTTAAATATTAGTCATCTCGAAGAGATGAAACGTGCAAACGATATTCTACAAGGTGCATTTAAACAAGGTTTGAAAGTCCCTGAAGAGAATCCAGAAAAAATCTTCATCAAAGAATGTTTTGATAAAGTAGACATTACAAACATTGCTGAGATTCTTACTGAGATTGCAACGCACTCAGATCGTAGTTATACTGCAGAAATGTTATACAAAGTATCAGATCAATTGAAAGAAGATTCAATTGGTCTATTTACTGATTTTAAAACATCACCAATAGAAGTCGGATCTAGTATTGAAGAATATAGTCGAGCTCACATATCTGTCAAAAGTCAACTTACACAAATGGACGCATTGTTGAAAAAACAATACGGCCCAGATATGACTATTCGAAAGTATGTTGCTCTATGGGATCAGATAAATCTACCCGCAACAAATCCGTTACTTAAAAATATATTAGAAGATATCGCGCCACACTTTATGAGAATAAAGCAAATGTTGGCGTTATATGATGGTTTACTATCCACAATTAAACTATTAAAGTCCGTTGCCAGGACAGCGAAAATAACAGGTAAAGCTTCTCAAGATATGTATGCGACTAGACAAATGTTAAATAAACGTATTCGGAGTATCGCAACTTCGGATCCGAATTTTAATTTATCCAAATACTTTGACAACAAATCACCAGATGATATTGTTGCAAAGTTAACAGATAAACCTAGATCTTTGACGAGTCCTAGACAACACTTGTATTTAACTGAATCCGATGAAAAGTTAAAACTTAGATTCAAAAATAAAGAATTACAAGTTATTAAAAAGAATCGAAGACAGGTTATCAAAGACACCAAAGTGATGTTAGCTAAACTTCGAGAAGTTACACAAGGTTCCGGTAACGAAGCTTTGTTACACTATCTCGATAAAGTCGAAGAAATCTTTGCAAGCAATCTACCCGATCGTAAGTTATTGCAAACAATGAACTCGCTATTCAAATCTGCTAAAGATGGATTTGGGTATATCACACCACACAACAAAGTTGTATATAAAGCTCAAACAGAAGTTGAACAGTTTGCTCAGAAGACCTATCATAGTTTTATTGATACTGTGCTAAACCTGGGTGTTACTGTACGAGATCCTCAAAAATATGTCGATAAGATATATAATAAGGAATCTAAAATTTCTAGTTTGGACTTGAAGAATCAAGCCAAAAAAGAAGTTGTTGAGATTACAGATGAAGCGATAAACACTTATGGTGAATTATTAGCTAATAATAAAAAATATAATAAACGTACTTTCATTCGTAAGTTTTTCATTAAACCTACGAATGATAGTATTGATTTACTTATCCATAACGTTGAACTTCAAAAGGATTTAACTGTCAATGCTACAATGCACATCCACTTAGATTATGTTATTGAACAGTTATCTGCAATCAAGGAAAACATTGATGATCTTTTTCATCCCATTGAAGGTATGAAAGAATTAAACGCTTTAGAGTTATATAAGTCAGTTATTAGAGAAGTTACCAAAATCGAAGAACTTGTCGAGATGGGGCATACCCTCGAAAAAGAAATTAAAGATGAAGAAACTATAGTTTCTAAAATAAATATTGAAGGACGTTCAGCATTTGAGATCCGAGATCTTAAAGAGAATGGAGTTGTCTACACAGACGGTCGTAAAGCGATTGAAAAAGATAATTTACATTATCAATCTGAATATACTCCCAGTCACTCATTACCTCTACGAGAAACTGCTAAACCATTACGAGATGTATTCGATGACTCGCCTATATATAAAGT